ATGCCTAAGAAGCCACAAATACCATTAAAAGAAATAATGGCGGCTATTGATAAAAAGGACAGAAACTTTTATAATAACCTTAGTGACGAACAAAAAAAGGCATTTAGTGCCTGGATGATGATGAGGTATTGCAGTAGTGTGCAAGGCAGAGATGCCGCAAACTACATATACATGACAAACGAGCTTGTAAATTATCAGTTTAGTGAAGTCAGTAAGCACCCTGAGTTACAATGGTTGTTACTTAGTGCCTGTGGTGTAGGAAAAATACAATTTCATCCTTACTTAAAACCGCCTAACGCAAGAAAAAAGAAAAATAAAACATTTGAATTTATTTATGAATTATATCCTCACATGAAAGCAGAGGATATAAATAATCTAATAGATATCAATACAAAAGAACAATTAAAAGAATTAGCAGTAGCACACGGATATGATGACAAATCAATTACAGAAATCTTTGGAAAGTAACACTTGTAAATGGTGTGAAAAAAGTTTTATGAGTGAAAGAACTCTGAGTGCTCATATGTGTATTAAAAAAAGACGTTGGGCTGACAAAGATTTGACGCATACTAGATTAGGTTACAGAGTATTTCAAATGTTTTATGAAATAAATACTACAGCATCTAAATCTAAAACACAGGAAGAGTTTGTTAAAAGCCAATACTATGAAGGATTTGTAAAATTTGGTAGAAGTTGTGTTACAAATGAATATTTACAACCTGAAAAATTTGCAGAATGGTTAATCAAAGAAGGCAAAAAATTAAAAGATTGGAGTAAAGATACTCTTTATGATGAATTTTTATTAACTTATGTAAAAAAAGAACCAGGAATGAAAGCACTGGAAAGAAATATTATTTATTTAGATAATTGGGCTAAAGAAAATAATACACAATGGCAAAATTATTTTACTGAAGTAAGCACACCAAGAGCAGTACATGATATTAGGAGTGCTAAAATATCTCCATGGTTGATTTATTTAAGTTTAACAGGAGATAAATTGTTGCCTAGATTTAGTGATGAGCAAGTAAAAATGATAGAGCATATTATAGAAGCAAACTTTTGGATGAAACTTTTTGTACAAAATAAAGAAGAAGTTGCAGAAGTAAAAAAATCATGTGAGGTAGCAGGAATATGAAAAAAAAATTTAATATGAACGACATTAGCAGTATGGCAGAAAAATGGAAACCCAGCGAAGAAGGTATTAATTGGGATTTAATACAACGTATGAGATTTATGAATGCTGATGCAGAAATAGATCCTAAAGACGGGTATTCTGAAGGCAAAAGAAAATTAAAAAAATAAAATGAAAATAGATTTTGATGTAGATATTGATATGGCTAACAGAGAGGATTTCCTCAAGTTAGTAAATGTCACACCTGCAAGTATTGAAAAGGATGGTAAGTTTACTAAACACAATACTGGTGTCTACTTTCAAAACATTCCTAAGTTTCCACTAGAAGGCTACAGCACAATAGACCATAAACAAGCAGAACAAGATGGTTGGTTTAAAGTAGATTTTTTAAACAATCATGTTTACAAAGGCATAAAAGATGAACAGCATTTGGATAAACTTATTAGTACAGAACCAATGTGGGAATTACTAGAACATCAAGAAGTTGTAGAGCAATTATTCCATATCAATAATCATTTTGATATAGTAAAACAATATAAGCCTAAAAGTATTGAACAGTTAGCAATGATATTGGCAATGATAAGACCTGGTAAAAGGCATCTGGTAGGCAAAACTTGGGCAGAAGTTGAAGCAGATGTATGGGTCAAGCCTAAAGGTAATACTTACTTCTTTAAGAAATCACACAGTTATGGTTATGCTTTAGCAATAATTGTTCAGTTGAATCTGATAGTTGAAGGCTTGTAATTAATTATCTTTGGGTTTAATTACAAGTTGTACGCCTCTTCTTTTAATTCTTTTCTTTAATAAATTTTGTAAAGTGGTTATAGGACCAAAAAGTATTTCTATATCTTTCATTACAAATGTTCTTAAACATCTATGAAATGGTTTCATTTCATGATGTAAAAATATATCTATGGGTAATTGTCTATTACTTTCCCACCACCAAGTTTCTCCTAATTCAAGGAATTCTTCACGTTCTTTTTGAGAGCCTATTTTGGAAAAATCATAAAAAGTCATTATAGCATTATCATGATTTACTACAACGCCTATATATTCTTCTTCTGCGTATTGGATACCCGTAAGGAAAGGATATCGCTCTGTTGTCTCTGTTATAAGATTATCTTTCTCCACAAAAGTATTTATACTGCGAAACGATAAATAGTATATTATTAAGAGTAAAAAAATTTATGTCACATGGTGATCACAGACTATATCTTTACGAAGACATCATCGGATTGGTGGTGGATACCAATGGACTTTATGTGGATAACAGACCAATGAATAATAGAAAACTAATTGCCCACAAAGGCATGTACAACCAAATAAAATTTGATATTAGGAATAGAGACAGAAAACTACAGAATGTTTTTTCTAATAGTTTATCTGCTACACTTATCAATCCTACTACTAAACGCAGAATATTTACTAAACTTCTTGAGCATACAAGCGATGTTGGGCAAGTTAAACTTGTTTTAGACGAAGGAGACTTAAGAAATATTGATGAGGGTTTATATACAATTTATGTTTCTATGACAAAAGAAGATGGTAATGAATATCCAGTCTATACTGATCAAAATAGTAGTGTAAAGTTTCAGATAGAAATAAGCAGTCAAATCAAATACGAACCTGTAGCAACACAAATAGCAAACAGTTTTACACAGGTTGCTAGTACTGATTCTGGAGATCCAGCAAACGTATTTACAACAAGTGCCTTGTTTGGTAATCAGGATAGAAATTTTAGTCATGCTCTTCACAGTATTGCTGTTTACCCGTCAGCATATACAGGTAATTTTACTATACAAGCAAGTTGTATAGAAAATACTCCTAACAGTGATGAAGCAAGTTCTGATTGGTTCAATATAGAAAGCAATATTAGTTTATCGGCATCTAGTGACATATATCATAAAACATTTTCTGTTAATGCCAATTGGATCAGAGTAATTCATACACCTGACAGTGGTTCTATAGATAAAATTCTGGTCAGAAACTAATTGACTTTTGGCATAAATCTGCTATAATATCCGTATGGATATTGACTTTCTTGTAGAACAGGTACATCGTCTCCTTTTGGATAATCTTCCCGTTAGAACAACGAAAACGCCTAGTGGCTGGATTACAATGGATTGTCCAATGTGTAATGACAAACGAAAAAGAGGCGGCCTAATTACAACTGGTGCCAGAATAAGTTATAACTGTTTTAATTGTGGATTTACTACAGGCTGGGCACCTAATCCTAATTTAGGAAAAAAATACAAAGATTTAGCATCAATACTTGGTGTATCTGACAGTGATATTCACAAGGTACAAATAGAATTATTAAAATACAATGATGTATTAGAGCAGGAAGAAGTAAGTGATTACATATATAACTTACAAAAATTCAACACGGAGAAACTGCCAGACACAGCCAGAGCCGTAGAAGATTTACCTGATACACATAATGTTAAGCAATACGCAATTCAAAGGGGTCTGCTGGGTCTATATCCACTGCTGTATTTTGATGAAAGTCTTTACAAGCAGAGATTGGTAGTCCCCTTTACTTACAATAATGAACTGGTAGGTTGGACTGCAAGGCATATAAATCCTCCAACTAAAGCAACACCAAAGTATCTACACAAGATACAACCTGGATATGTTTTTAACATTGATAGATTTGCAGACAGTAAAAGAGAAATAGTTATTGTAACAGAAGGTGTATTTGATGCTATACAATTAGATGGTGTTAGCATACAGGGTAATAGTGTAACTCCTGAACAGGCACATCTGATTGAAAAATTAGGCAAACGTGTTATACTATGTCCTGACAGAGATAGTGCAGGTAAAGAACTTATTGACCAGGCATTAGAGTTAGGTTGGGAAGTGAGCTTTCCTCCCTGGGCAAATGATATAAAAGATGCCGATGAGGCAGTTAAGCGATATAGTAGATTGGCAACTGTGGCAAGTATAATAAAACATTCCACAGATAATAAATTAAAAGTACAAGTAAAGGCAAAAATGTTATGAGAGAAAAAATAAAACATTGGGCAAGTGTGTGTAAATTACATTGGAAGGAAATAGTTACACTATCTATTGCATTACATTGGATAGTTGATTTATTAATATTAGCACCTGTTATGATTGCTATAGGATGGTTTGCAAGAGGATTTTTTGGCTGATGAATTTATATATTAATGGATGTAGTTTTAGTTCTGGTACACAGTTTTTTGAGGGCACTAAAGATTTAATAAATTGGGGTGGCTGGTTGAATGAAAAATTTGATACAGTTGTAAACCAAGCAATAGAAGGTGGTAGCAATCGCAGACTATTCAGACTGACTACAGATTTTATTAATAATACTGAAAATATAGATGATTGGATAATTGTAATACAACTTACTGAGCCAGATAGGACAGAATTTTTTTATGAAAAATATAAAGCATGGGTTGGTGTAATTAAAAGTTACCATTTTACTGAGGACAGAGTTTTACAAGAAAGTGTAGATGTAGTAAAAGAGGTTGAAAATTTTTATCAAAGGTTAATATTACCTTCATTATTTTTAACTAGAACACATGATCAAGGAGTATTTGAATTATATAACATGTTAAATACTTTTATACAATTTTGTAAAAGTAAAAACATAAAGTTTTTGGTTACTGGTATGAGTAATAAATGTATGCCTAATGTGTTTACTGAATCTGGTCATGATGACCAACCTTTTAATGGATTAGACTTTCCAGTATTTGATAAAAGTAATTTTATTTTGCCAGTATCAAATATTACTATAAACCACAAAATAAGTGAAGACGATAAACATCCAAACAAAGATGGCCATATTATTTTCGCAAGATATATATTAAATGAGATAGAAAAAAGATGGCAGATATAAAAACATATACAGAAGAAACACAAGAACTGTTTTTGAGATTTTTACTTAGCGATGCAGATTTATTTGCTAGGTGTCAAAATATTGTAAAACCTGACTTTTTTAATTTAAAATATCGTAAAGCAGTTGATTTATTTGTAAGTCATAGCACAAAATATAATTCTATTCCTACACCTGAGCAGGTAAGTGCTGTATGTGGTGTACATCTTGAACCTATTCCAAATGTAACTCCTGATCATCATGATTGGTTTATGAATGAGTTTGAAACATTCTGCAGACATAAGGCACTGGAAAAAGCAATTATTGAAAGTACTGACTTGTTGGAAAAACAAGACTATGGCACTGTGGAAAATAAAATTAAAGAAGCAAGTCAAGTGGGACTTGTTAAAGATCTAGGTTTAGATTATTTTGATAATCCTAAAGAAAGACTGGAATGGATTAAGGCACAAGCAGGTGCTGTAAGCACAGGATGGAAAGGTATAGACCAAAAACTATATGGTGGATTAAACAGAGGCGAAATGACAATCTTTGCTGGTGGTTCAGGTGCTGGTAAAAGTTTATTTTTACAAAATTTTGCAGTTAATTGGGTACAAGCAGGATTTAATGTTGTTTATATCAGTTTAGAGTTAAGTGAACAGTTAATTAGTATGCGACTTGACAGTATGGTTAGTGGATTTGGTACAAAAGAAATAATGAAAAACATTGATGATGTTGATCTAAAAGTTCGTATGAAAGCCAAAGGTGCAGGTAAACTGAGAGTTAAACAAATGCCTAACGGTGTGAACTGTAATGATATCAGAACATTTTTACGTGAATATGAGATAGCATCAGGTGAAAAAGTAGACTGTTTACTTGTAGACTATTTAGATTTGATGATGCCAATAAGTCAACGTGTCAGTGGTGGTGATTTGTTTATCAAAGACAAATATGTATCTGAGGAGTTGCGT